GCGCGGTGCTGATCTGCGCGTTGCCAACCGTTTCAAGGTTGTTCATCTCGGCGTTGTCGATGATGCCTGCGTTGGTGAAGTTCAGCAGGAGACTGGTGTTGGTGATGGCGGTGAGCGGGGCGCTCGGGGGTGTGAAGTTTCCGGTGTAAACGGCTGAACCCTTTACCGCTCTCAAATTCGATATGTAGCCGTTGAAAGCCCAGTTGTTGTCTTGCAAGTCATAGCCAACAGTGCCGTTGCCTGCTGCGTAGTTGTTAGTGTCAGTTCCTGATGCGACGCTCACACCGTTCAGATAGATCGTTGACGTTGTGCCGTTCCTGACAAACGCGACATGAGTCCAGACGTTTAGTGGTGCCGCGACAGGAGACAACAAGACCAATGCATTGTTGTTGTACCAAACAGGTTGTGAGGTTCCCGTATCAATACCCAGAAACGAACCAACAACTCCTGCGTTTGTTCGGGTGCTAAGAAAGACTTGGTACTGCGCCGTTGCGGTCAGATAAAACCAGCACTCAACGGTCAGCGATCCAGTGCCCCACGCGAAAGCAGCGTTATTTGGCGCAGACAGCCAATCTCCGCTGCCATCAAAGTAACCGCTCCCTCCGTCGACGCTGGGCGTATATGGCTCAGTCGGTGCGAACGGGCTGAAGCGTTGGACGTTCACATTGCCGTTGCGCGTTAGGGTGAATGCGTTGGTGCTGTTGTCGATGAAGCGGTTGCTTTGGCAGGCCAGCAGCGAAGTGTTGGTGATGGCCGTCAGCGAGGAGGTGCTAGGCGTGAAGGCTGCGGTGTAGACGATGCTGTTGACGATTCGCAGGTTGCTGATGTAACCGCTTACAGGTGAAGAACCGGAACTATTTGCTGCGGCAACTGTCAATGCATTGGTTGCATTGGACCCCGACGGGGTGTTAACAGTCTTGTTTCCTGTCCCGGCTGATGCGCCATTGATGTAAAACTTTGCGTTACTAGAAGATAGAGATTGGTCGTACGTTACGGCAATGTGCACCCATTGATTCGTTGGCACAGTCCCGGTACTTACCACGTAGGCCGTCACGTTCCCCACGCCGGAGACGCCGCGAGTGATGAACAGCGAAAGTGCGCCGCCCGCCACGACAGAAAGGGCGCATCCAATCTGACCCGATCCACCACCGTTGTTTGCAAACAAATACTGCTCACTCGCAGTAGACGGGAAGTAAACCCAACACTCAAACGTAAAAAGCGCCGATGAGTTGTGCATGAAATTGAAACTACTCGTCGTTCCAATCCCGCTCAGAAAATCCCCCGACCCATCAAAGTAGTTCGACCAGTTGCTCCCATACGGGCTGAAAGTACCCTGCGTGGTGTTCCCGTTGCGGGTGATCGTAAAGTTGTTGGTGCTGCTGTCGAGGAACGTGTTGTTCTGCCTGCCGTTTGTCCCGTTGCCATGCAGCAGCATCGTGACGTAGTTGAACTGAAGGTCGATCGGGAGTAGCGGAGGCCAATTCGCTCCCTGCTTCGCACGCTTCTGTTTCTTCAACGTCCAGATGCCGGACGCGCTGAGATTTGAAGGAAACTGCGGCATGCCTTACTCCTGCTCGACAAGCACCCACGACGTCGTGGCTTCGTCCCATCGATAGACCTTCAAGCCTTCTTCGGGATTAGCTTCAGCCGTCATGCTGCTCACGCCATCGATGGGATATGGCACAGGTGCGTCCCACTGGCACGTGTCTTCATTCAGCACCCATGACGGGAACGGCTTGGGCGGAATGAAAGCATTGCGGGTGCTGTCGTAGGTAAAGCCCTCGCCTGCATAGTTCTTGCGGAAGTTGGCGTTGTAGGACGTTTGCAGCCATGTGCCACCGAATAGGTTGCGGCAGAACTCAGTGCCCTTCGATTCCTGCTCCACACCGTTCTCGTCGAGCAGCTCGTTGTTGTGAACCACGATGACGCGAAGCACCGTGTTGTTCAGACCGATCTCTGCGAAGTGAGCCATTGTTCTTATCCTCAGAAGGTGATGCTGCCCGAGGCAGTGAATGTGTAGATTGTGCGGCCACCGCTAGTGGTGATGGTGGGGGAACCTGTGGTTGAAGCGGCTTCTCGTGATGCGCTAATGATCACGACGCCAGAACCACCAGATCCGGCAAGGTCGGGAGCATCACTGCCACATCTCGTTGAGCCACCGCCGCCGCCGCCGCCAGTATTCGTGGACCCGGAGGTCGCATTACTGCCGCTATTACCACCCGCGCCGCCACCACCTGAACCGCCTGCGCCGCCAGTACCGTTGTTGCAGTACCCGCCGCCGCCACCACCGCCAGCGTACGTAACCGCCGAGCCGGTAATGCTGGAGGACGCGCCAGCGCCGCCAGCCCCGTTATTCGTGGTGGTGGTGTTTTGTCCGCCAACGCCGCCTGCACCGCCGCCGCCGGCGGAATAGAAGTACGGAGACGCACGGTATCCAGCTCCACCCGCATTACCCTGACCAGCAGTTCCCGCAGCTCCCGGATTCATCGCAGTGTTCGTGCTTGGATTACCACCGCCGCCAGAGCCGCCAACCTGAGCGATCTGCTCCACACTGCCGTTATAGCCAGCGCCACTGCCTCCACCAACAGCCGTCACAGTGGTCAAGCCCGTTCCTGAGATCACAGAGTTGCTGCCATTGGACGGCAAAGACGAACCCGTGCCGCCGGTGCCACCGCCACCTACAGTCACCGTGTACGTCACGCCGACTGTAAGCGTCACACCCGTAGCAGAAAGCAATCCACCTGCGCCGCCACCCCCGCCGACATATGCGCCACCACCGCCACCTCCAGCGACTACAAGGTAGTTGATCATCGGCGGCGGAAGCGCAGGCCAATTGTCGCCTGCCTCGGCGCGATAGTTGTCCATCAGACTCCAGACGTCTGATGCTGATGTGGTGCTTGGAAATTGAGGCATGGTCAGAACATGATTGAGCCGGAGGCCGTGAACGTGTAGATCGTGCGTCCACCGCTCGTGGTTACTGTCGGCGATCCGGTGATCAAAATGGCTGCTTGAGATGCGCTGATGATGACGACGCCGGAGCCGCCACGGCCACCAGTAGTGGCTCCTTGCGACCCTCCACCACCACCGCCTCCAGTATTGGCTGTGCCCGGAACACTGCCCCCGTTGCCACCGCCGCCACTACCACCTGCCCCATCTGAATCAGCGCCGCCGCCACCGCCGCCACCGGCGCGGGTTACGGAGGTTCCAGTTATGGACGAACTTGCGCCTGCACCGCCGCCACCGCCACTATTACCCGAACCACCGCCGCCGCCACTACCGGCACCGCCACCGCCGCCGCTTGAATCTCCGGCAGATGGGCTCGGCCCACCGTTATTTCCTTGTGAGGGGGAAACGGTTGGCGTGTTACCCGTGCCGCCGCTTTCAAGGCCGCCACCGCCGCCGCCACCGCCGCCAGAGCCACCGTTTCCACCCCTTCCGCGAGTCCCGCCACCTCCGCCCCCTGCTGAAGTAAGGGTCGAAAATGTAGAGCTCGATCCGCTTACATTATTTGAACCGCCTGCGCCAACGGTTACGGTGTATGCAGTATTGGTGAGAATTGAGAATTCGGTAGCTGTTCTATACCCACCAGCACCGCCGCCACCACCGCCACCCCCACCACTTGTTCCGTTGCCGCCGCCGCCGCCGCCAGCAATTACAAGCAGGTCGACAGTCATTGGTACCGGCACACCCGGCCAGTTCCTGCCCATGACCGCATCACGCTGATCCATCAGCGTCCAACGTCCATAGGCGCTTGTCGGTGACGGAAAGTCAGGCATGGCTTAGGCGATGATTTCGTAGGAGCAAACGGCTTCGAGGTCACCCGCGGCGTTGGCAGTCAGGCGAAGCGAGTCGCCCTCCTCCAGGTAGATCGCTTTGCTGAGCACATCGAGCACGGCGTCAGCCGGTACAACCACCGTGAACGCGAGGCGGTACGCGACACTCGAGCGGAACAGGTCCACCGTGATCTCGGCGTTGTTCGTGCCATCGACGTTGGCCACGTACAGCGCGTTGATCTTGAGCACCTGATTGCTGCTACCGCCGTTGCTGACGATCGCGGTGGCGGTCGTCGTAACCGCGAGCACCGCAGTCTTGCCGGTGATGGTTGCGACGTTGACGATATTGGGAGCGGCCATGGTGGTTGCCTTTCAGAATTAGCCGAACACGATGGCCATAGCGATGGCCTTGCCGGTGGAGATGCCAGATGGGGTTGACCAAGTCGGCGCCGCGCCAGAGCCGGCTGACGTGAGCACTTGGCCAGACGTGCCGTAGCTCGGCGAGCCGGCTGATCCGATGCCCAACTTGCTGTTGATAATCAGATCGCCGGCTAAGTAATTGGCAGCGTTGCCGGCCATGTAGAGATTCCAGACACCGCTAGCCGCAGCCACATCAGACTGGAATGCGAAGTTGTTGGTCGCACCGTTCAGGTTGCTAAGCACACGGAAGCCGTACTGATTTGATACGGTTGACCCGGCGCCGACGTTGACACCTTGGACGCGGTAGTGCGCCAAGATTGGAATCGTGAAGGCCGCTGCAGTAGAGAACGGCACTGAGTCGTACATCGTCAAACTTGACGTTACGTCTGACAGCGCAGTACCCGCGTTGCGAAGCGCGACAAAGCTAGTTGCGCCCGTCATGTTTCGGTCAAGGCGCAGGTTGAAGCCAGTTAAGGTGGCCGAACCCACACCAAGCGAACCCGCCATGTAATTCGATGCGCTACCGACGGCGTAGATGTTCCAGCGCGAGGTGCCAATGCCAGCGGACAAATTGCTGTACAGACCGTATGCGTTGACCACCTGAGAAGATGAGCCAACCGAACTGTCTGCAATGAATCCGTAAGCACTGGTAATAGTGCTGCCGGCTCCGACAGCCGTCATGCCCGCTTGAAACCCGCACCACAGAGGTAGGGTGAAAGCGGCCGCTTCCGTCGGCGCTGCGGACCTAACTCCATAGAACGCCGTTGTGACATCCGACGCAATAGTCGGAGTCATGTTCATTCCATAGAAGATGGCGTTACCAGTTGCTGACGCAGAATTGTTCGCGTTAATCAGCGCCTGCGTACTTGTGGCACTACCAACCCCAATCCGTGTCGTGAACGCAGGCGTATCAAGCGGCGCAAACTCACGCCAAGATGGAGAGCTGTTCGCAACCGTCCCATTCTTCCACCCGCCGAACATGCGAATGTTGCTCGACGACCCACCCATCACCATATAAACGATGTTGGGAGTGCCGTCATACGGGATCTGCAGCACGCCGCCGTTGATTCCAGGGCCCGATACAGCAGTTGTCAGCACGCGGTAGATGCGCGAGATCCAGGAATCGACGGTGAAATCAGTGCCGTAGTTTGCTGTGGATCCTGTCGCCCAACCAAAGCCAGTCGTAAGGGTGTCGACGTACAGCTTGGTCGCCGCATGCAGGTTTGTTGTCGGCGCGCCGGACAGTGTCAGCAGACCAGTCATCGTGTCGCCGGTCTTGGCCACGTAGCCCGCAGCGGGCAGGTACGCGGCTACCCAGCTCGAGCCGTTCCAGACCCGCATCTCGCCGGCGCTGGTGTTGAAGTACAGCGCGCCGGTCTGCAGCGGGTTGCCGTCGTTGTCGACCGTCGGATTGCTGGTCTTGGGGCCCAGGTAGCGATCGTCGAAGTCATCGTAGCTGGCCGCGGCGGCGTTGGCTGCGTTGGTTGCGGTCGTGGCGCTGCCCGAAGCGGACGTCGCGCTGTTGGCTGCGTTGGTTGCGCTGGTTGCCGCAGCAGATGCCGAGGCGGCGGCGCTGGTCGTGCTGCCAAAGATCGTGTCGATATAGTTCTTGGTCGCGGCGTCCTGGGCGCTCGACGGATCAGCCATGTTGGTGATCCGGTTCGTGCCCATGTTGATCTGGCCGGACATCGTGCCGCCGGACAGATTGAGCTTCAGCGCCAGGGCAGAGTCGACCTGGGTGGTCGTGTAGGCGTCGGTGATGCCGTAGCCGGCCAGGGTCGTCGGGTTCGTGCCGGCGGTCACCCGCCCGTACAGGTCGACGGTGACCGAACGGTACGTACCCGCGGAGACACCGGTGGTCGCCAGATCGATTTCGTCGGCGCCCACGACGATGCGCGAGGCAGAGGCAGTGTTGACGTTGAGGGTGTTGCCCGTCTTGGTCATGCCGGTGCCGGCGATGACCTGCCCAGCGCCGGAGAACTGCACCCAGGTGACGGCAGTGCTGCCCAGCGTGCCGCCGGCCGTGACCGTGCACACGTATCCGTTGTTCGCGCCGGCCGTGCCGGCCTCGACGAACGAGTAGGCGTGGACCAGCTCGTCCCAGGTGTTGGCGTCAGCCGAACGCGACCACGAGCCTGCGGCAACTACGTAGATGCCGTTCTCAGACGCAGTGGACTGGTCCTTGACCAACACTCGGTCGCCGGCGATCACGGCCACGCCGTCGATCGTCTGAGTGCCAGACAACGTGATGTTGGCGGTCGTGGCTACCCGGCAGCTTGCCTTGGCGTCCAGGCCCTGCACCGAGTTGTCGACGTAGATCTTGGTCGCCGCATCCTGCGCGTTGACCGGGTCACCCATGCCCGTAATGCGGTTGGTACCCATCGCGATGGCACCGGACATCGTTCCGCCGGCCAGCGACAGCTTCAGCGCGTCCTGGGTGTCGACGTAGCCCTTGTTGGCCGCGTCGCCGTTGTTGGTCGGGTTGGGCAGGTTGATGATGGTCGCGGAGCTGCCCGCGTCCATGTCCAGCTGGCCATTGATCGTGACGTTGTTGAACTGGCTTGTGCCGCTGGTGGCCGTGACGTTGCCGGTCACGTTACCCGTCAGATTGCCCAGGACGTTGCCAGTTACGTTGCCGGTCAGGTTGCCGGTCACGTTACCCGTCAGGCCAGAGGTGGCGGACAGCGTCGTGAAGTAGCCGGCCACCGGCGTCGTGCCGCCGATGATGGTGTTGTTGATCGTGCCGCCGGCAATCGTGACGCTTGAGCCGAGGCCGGCCGTGCCGTTGACCGACAGGTTCGTGAAGTTACCGGCTGCTCGGGTCGTTGCGCCGATCGGCGTGCTGTCGATCGTCGAGCTGGTGATCGCCAGCGACTGCAGCGCGCTCGAGGCAATCAGTGCGGTGCCGCCGGCGTTGACCATCGCGACCTTGTAACCGTTGCCCGACAGCGTCGGCAGCAGGCTGAAGCCAGCCGTGATCAGGTCCAGCTCGGCTCGCAGAGCCGCCGACGATCCCGGTGCGTTGGGAGTCGGATAGATTGAATGGTTGTAGTAGCTGTTTGGCATTATCGAAGCCCCCGGCGAACGGTGTAGTGCACGATGATGTTGTTCACCGTGAACGGCTGAAGAATCGCTGACACCGAGGAAATGCGGATCGCCATGTTCTCGGCGGTGCCCACAACCTCAATTTCAGACGGCGTGATGTCCGCACCATCCCAAACGAAGTTGTCCCAGGTCATGCTGTCCCAGTAGGCGGACCGCAGATCGTTCTCGTAGGTCTCGTCAGCAGCCTGGGACAGCGAGGTCTTGCGGTAGGCCAAGTCGTAGCCAAATGCGATCTCGGCAAACGAGTCGCCCGTCAATTCGACGGCCGCTTTGCGGTACCGCTTGAGCACACGCGGCGAGCGCGTGCTGTTGTAGACGAGGTTCAGATTGGCCGGAATTGGCTGCCCGTCGAAGCTGGTGCCCACGTCGAGCTGGTAAACGAAGCCGTTGGTGGATCCGAAGAACGTCGCGGCGTTTCCGTCCGTGTCCTCGCCCTCGCACGCGCAAGTGACAGGGTTCGTGAACTGCACTGGCATCGAACCCAGCAGCTTGCCGTTGAGCATCGTCAGGTACAGCGCGTTGGCGTCGCTGAAGAACACCCGGTACTGGCCCTTGTCGCGGCTCACCGCGCTGGCCGTCGCGAGGTTCTTGCGCACCTCGAGGAACGGCCGGATGTTCATCGTCAGCGACGCCGGCAAGAAATTGCCGAAGTTCAGCGACGTGCCCAGCGTCATCACGCCGCGATCGTCCAGCACGTACGCTTGGTCCATGTTCTGGGCTGTGTACGGGATTGCGCCCGTGCCGGTGTTGAACGTAGACAGTGCGAAGTTGGCCGAGCTCGTGCCGTACAGCACCGAGGTGTCGTTGCGGGTGTACACACCCAGCGCGCCCGAAGACTGGTCGCCCGGCAGCGGGATCAGGTTCGTGATCTCGGCATTCATCGCCAGTTCGCCTGCGCCCAGGATCGGGTTCCACTGGTGCGGATCCCCCAGCGCGGAGAACTGCAGCGACGCACCGAACGACAAGAACAGGTGCTGCTTGTGGAAAGCGATGTGCTTGGGTGTGTCGACCGGCATCGTGCTGTTGATCGGCACCAGCAGCGTGCCGTCGAACTCGAACGCGCGATTGACGCCGTCGCACCCGTAGAGCCTGTAGTTGGCCGTGCCACCGCCGAAGTTGGCGATGACGGTCTCGAACCGACCGCCCAGGGCAAAGGAGATCTGCGTGGCTGCACCCGCGCACACCGCACGGTTGACCGCAGAGACCTGCAAGTTCTCTGCGTTCTGGAAGGTGCCGGTCGTGCTCGAGAGGATCAGCCGACCCTGGGCGTCGCCCGAGCTCCAGGCGCCGTCTTCAATGACCACCCGCGACACGACGCCGGTGGCGCCGCTCGTGGCGCCGGTGACCGTCTGGCCAACAGTGATTGCAGAGCTGCCCGTGTTGAACGGCAGCTCCTTCTGAAAGTTGATCTTGGTCCAGCCGCTCGTACCCGAGACGTACATGTCGACCGCGGTGTTTCCCGCGTTCGCACGCCATGCGTAGACCTTGCCGTTGTAGAAGGCCACGCCCAGGATCGAGCCGGTGCCCGGCACCGCCTGGATCGAAGACCGGTACTCGTTGGCGGCCAGCGCCTTGTAGGTCGCATCCAGCAGGCCGTCGGCTGATACGCCGACCACCTCGTCGATCGTGCCGACGGGTGTTGCGCCAACGCGGATGCCCTCGCCGGTCAGCAGCACGCCGACCTCGCGGGTGACGATCACGTTGCCACTTGCCAGCGCAATGACCTTTGCGGTCGCCGCAGACGTCTGCCCGGTGATCGTGTCGCCAACGGCGACTGCGCCGGTCAGCGTGCAGTCCAGCAGGTTGTAGACCGCCGCCGAAGGACTCGGCCGGCCATCGAACCGCTCGTAGCCCCCGACGCGGGAGTAGCCGCCCGTGATCGAGCACTCGAAGTTCGCCGCGCGACGCACGTAGCCCGGGGGCAGCGAAAGCGTCGGGGTGACTTGATCCAGGCCTCCGGCCAGTCGGATCAGGTCGTATTGAACGGGCGGCGTCTTGAGCGGCACGTCGGCTCCTTCAAGCCAGGGGTGGCCCGCTCACGGTGGTGGGCAGCTGGTCGATGTCGAGTCGATTCATCAGCCGCTTGAATTCGGTCTCGCCGCGTGCGTAGACCTCGGGCGCAGCCTCGTAGCCGCCGTAGAACATCATTGCCCGGTAGACGATCATCATGTGGAACCGGTCCGGGAAGTACGGAGACGGTGCGTCAGTGTCGGCCGAGAACTCGGTCGGCTTGACGTAGTACTCGCCGACGATCACGTAGGGCTGGTCCGGGATCGAGCCGAAGGCCAGATCCTTGTCCGGCGTAATCGACACCACCACCGGACGGGCGTAGGTCGTCCGCATGTTCCCGTACTGGTACAGGTTGCGGAACGTCGTGAAGTCCATGTAGTTCAGCAGCTGCTCGTCGCGATAGTTCTGTCCGACCGACGAGCAGCGGAAGCTGTCGCGCTTCCAGTTGCCGAACGTGCTGCCCACCCCCGCCTGGGCGGCGGTGTAGACCTGCTGCTGAGTGACCGTGTTGAACTGGAAGGGCTCACGCATCCACTGCCAGTCTTCCTTCGCCGTCTGCACATCAACCCAGGCGCTGTTGACCCAGCTGGCGAACCGCGCGGATTCGCCGGTCAGGCCCTGCGCCGTCGTCAGCGGAGTGCTGGCGCCCGAGGCGCCACACTCCACCCGCGCGCGGTTGATGAGCTGAAGAAAGTTCACTCAGGCACTCCTGGTCAGGCAGGCTCAGCCAACACGTTCTGCAGCCACGCGCGGCCCTTCGGGTTGGAGTCATCAACCAGATCGAAGGGGTAGGCCAGTCCGTGGCGAGCGCGCATCTCGGTGACGTCCGGTGCGGCCGGGTTGGGCGTGTACTGCGTGTACTTGGTCTCTTTCATGCGAGCCAAGATCTCGACGTACTTGCGCCGCACCTTCGTCGGGTAGCCACGCACGATCGGCTGGTTTGTGCCGTTGCAGTTGACGATGACGTGCGGGGCTTGGTTCTCATCGGTGGTGGCATGCACCAACACCGTCACGAATTCGTTCATGAATGCTTCGCTGGCCGCGAGCTCGCGGAAGTCGGTCGACTCAGCCACGGTCTCTACGACCGGGGCGTCATCAATGATCTCGACGCCAGGG